GCTCGAAGGCCGCCAACTTGAGGTGATCCAACTCTTGAGAGTTCGTTTCCATCCACGTCTTAGGAGTCGAGCCGGCCTGATACTCGTCTCTCATCCACGTCTGACGCTCGAGGTACAAGGTTGCCGCAGGAATGCATTCTTCGACGGCTGAGAATCCGTAGGGGCTCCAAGTGCGACGGTTCTTGACGAACACGCTCATCTGGTCGGTGAGGAACTGGTCACCACGCCCAGGGCCGGTGTAAAACTCGCCGTCCGCTTCGGGACTAGCCGTGAATTCCCCACGCGGGAAGCCCCAGAGAATCTGTTGGTATGCCGGAGCTGGCGGATACGGGATATCCCCACGGTTGTCCAACAAAATTTTAATAGTGGGCGCATCGATGATGTCGAAGCCAATTATCTTCTTCTTGAAGTTATAGCGGGGATAGACACACACTTGGTCAAAGGCAAAGTGTTGCCACAGCATTTCCGTCATCCACTCGACGAAGCCACGATCGTTATGGACGTAGGGATTTTCCCAGAATTGAGTCAATCGCAAAATCTCTTCGCCGTACTTCTCGCGACCAATCTTCGAAGCCTTAGCGTGAGATACGCCTTCTTCTTCCATAATCGTCGCAATCGCGTCGTCCGATAAAGCAAACGACCAGCGTTGCTTGACAATCTCCGAGATGCGAATCTCGATACAGCGGTGAATGATGTCGCATTGTTCCGTCAGGGATTTGAGCACCTGGAACGGCACTTCTGTCTGAGTGAGGTTCAGGTTGATTGCCACCTGATACTCGTACTTACGCGGAATCGGACGACCGGAATCGTCCAAGACGGGGTCGATGGGAGCCGGAAGCAACGGAGCGGCAGGCCCGAGCATAGATCCGAAGTCCTGACCCCAGCGTCGCATAGGAGCCGATTCGCCCTGGATCTGAACTAGCCCTTGACCGCCCATAGTGTCGTACGGTTGAGCCGGAGTCGCCCGCGCATACCCCGAGTTAGCCATAGGAGTTCCCGCAAGACTCTTCTGGATTTCGTCCGCAATCGCCTTAGCAATCTCCGCGTTCTTATCCTTACGACTGAATAAAGCCATTAGTCCTCGTTTAGTTGATAGTAGGGAAACCCGTTACAGCTGACGCAAACGGGACTGGCCCGATTCCGTTCTTAAGATTCTTACCGCACGATGAGCAGTTCATCGCATTCTCCGCGTTAGGCATTCCGCAGTTCGTACACGGCGGAGCGATAGAAGCAAAGTATCTATCAGCGCTCGCACCCGTCGCTAGACCTAGTTCCTGAATCGCGTGAACTAAAGCATCCAGTCTGTCGGGACTCGTCCCTGAATCTGGAACCCACTCCAGCATTTGCTGTTCGAGTTTCTGGAATTCTCCACAGTGAGAAACCCGTCCCTGCTCATACAAAGCGGCGATAGGTTCTGCGCGTAGCCTCTTGCCCTGCTTAGCCGTAATACCCTTATACGGAATAGTCGGAGCCACCGTCCGTATCGTCTGCTCGATGAGATCGCCACCCTGATTTTTCTCCGCTACCACGCGATCCGCGCCTAGTTCGTTATACAAAGCCACCGCTCGATGAGCCCATCCGGAGGGAGTATCTCGACAAGAACGGTCAGCCAAAACGTACGCCCGTCCGTCGATTCCCTTCCCGACGGCGATGATTCCCGTCTCGTCGGAGTTCTCCCCCGAAGTCACCGCGGGGTCAATAGCCACCACAATCCTCGTCAATTCAGGGACTTCGCACCGGATGATGAGATTGTGAGTCCACAGAGCTCCGTCTACGTCCTCGAGCACCTCCGCAAAGAGTTCCTGACGACCCAGCCTAGTTCCCTCGTACCTGGAGCGGAGCTGAGCCAAAGCGGACGGAGCCAAGTTCTTCGCGTTATCGAACGTCGACCCGCGTACCACGTGAACCGAACCGTCAGTTCTCGCCAGGAGATTCTTAATCAACGGAACCGGACGGGGAGTAGTCGTCACAATCGTCTGAGGATGAGTCCCCAGTCGGAGACCGAACTGAAGTTGATCCCACGTATCTGGATAGTCCCAAGCCGCGAGCTCGTCGCACCAAGCCCCGTGAAATTGCGGTCCGCGCAATCTGTCGGGCTCCTGAGCGGAAAACAACTTGATAGAACTCCCGTTAGTGAGCTTGATTTCCCCCATAGACCGGTTGTAATGCTTAAGTGACCCATACCGCCGGAGAATCGTTAGGAGTCCGGATTCGCCTTCCGCGCACGTATCACGAACGTCCGAGAACGTCGCACCGAGTACCGCCCAACGGGTTTTAGGGTTTCTCGTCGCCTGCCAGGCAATCCACTCAGCCGCGGTTCTCGTCTTGCCAGCGCCTCGACCTGCCAAGTAAAGCCAAACGCTCCACTCATCGTCCGTCGGAATCTGTTCCGACCTTGCCAGTTGATCCGTCCAACGATAACGGCTTGTCGCTATGAGCGCTAAGGATGAGTCTAAGTCGCTCGACTTCCGCGTCGATTGATTGTCCGTCATACACCGTCGATTCCACTTGATGTTTCGTCGGAGCGTCTAATCCCATTAGTTTCGCTTGACGTTCCAGAATCTTAAGACTAGCCGTGATAGCCGGAATATCGCCTCGTAGAGCCTTCGCCCATACAGCGCTGAGTAATCGATCCAGACGAGCTGACGCTAAATCCCGAATCTCATCCGCCGGCTCCTGGAGCGTCCGCAATAAAGCCCGCTTGAAAGCGTTATAACAACTCCCAGCGCTCGCGTAGCCCACTTCTTGAGCGATTACGTCGAACGTGATACCCATCTGACGGAGCTCGAGCACCTTACGTTCTTTAGCAAATACTTCGGGGTCGTTTTTGATAGGCATATATTTCTCAAACTCCTGGAATCGGAGACCGCAAACGGGGATTCGTCGACTTCTTCAAGTCGTAGGAGACAATCGTACTTCCCCACTTATTAATCATTATCTCAGCCTGACGCGCTTCTTCCTCCATTACCCGATAGGAAGCACACCCGCCCGCCAAAGTCAAGTGCTGAGCCTTATAGAAATACTTATTGAGCCGGAGCACTCGACGATACTTCCGGAGATACTGGAGGAAAATATCGTAATCCTCGTTCAGCCCTAGCCGGAAGTCGTAGTCGATACCTGGAGTTCGTTTCTGAACGCAGAACGTCCCCAGCACCGGAGCGCTGAAACTAAGCGGCGTATATTCTCGATAAAACTTCGGATCGTCTTGAAGATTCACTCCCCACATTCCGATTCCGAGTTGATCCGCTAAGTCGCACCCGTGAACTAAGAGCTCCTGGAAGTCATCCGGACTCAGCCAGGAGTGAGCGTTATGACCCGTAGCCCCGCCGAAGAAACCAAACTTCATTAGATCGTCGTCGAGCATTACGACCCATTCGCCGTAATCCACCGATTCAAGAATGAACTGACGCACCTTCGCCATATTCCCGCGGAGAGCGTCTGGAAGCGCCATTAGCGCCCCGCCCTCCTTTTCCTCGTAATCCCCTAGTTCAAAGTCGTGAACCGCCAGAATCGCCTCTGGAAGCCATTTCCGGACAATTACGTCCCCAGCGCGCTTATAGGACGGACTAACGATTTTCATTAAGTCTCGCCACAATCGGAGCGCCCTCGATGACCCGTCCAAGTCCCAGCCGTTGAAAATTAGGCTTCGTATCCCACGCCTTGACCGTTTTCAAGCCAAAGGTATCAATCGCCGCTTGCCAATCCACCGAATCGTCAAAGACCAGAATGAGATAGTTATTCTCTTCTCGAAGAGCCACACTGAACTCGACTTCGGGCTTTTCCTCTTTAGGAGCCCCGCCCAATTTTTCCAGCTCGTCGATATCCTGAATTGAGTATCCCGTCCCCGCGAAATCCTCTAGTTCTTTGAGCAAAGAATGAAGCAAGTCGTGATCGTACTCGCCTAAATCCGCCGTTCGATTATCCGCCAGGACAATCTTAAGAGCTCGTTCGTCGTCAACGTCGATTACTACCGCGTCGATTTCGTCCCACTCCAGCCGGTTCGCTGCTTTAAGCAAGTGATTCCCAGCGAGTACGTAATTCGTCGATTTCTGAACGATAATAGGCCGATACTGACCGTTCACCTTCAAGGACTCGACCAGGATTCCGACATTACCCTTACGAGCGTTCCCTGGATATTCGACCAACGAGTCGATTTTAATCTTCTGAATATTCATTCTTCCCCACAGCGTTCGTCATTCGGACACAGAGATCCAAATTAGAGTTCTATTCTGCCACATTGGTACAACATAAGCAATACCAAGCGATACTCGCGGTTCATTGAACTCGCAAAAACCACTCGTCCGGAAGCGACACGTGAGGCGCAATATCCTGCCAGTCCCCTCGATCCGTTCGTCCCGCCATAATTATCTCCGGACGTAATTCCTCAGTCACCTCGAGATAGATGATTTTCATTTCGCCAGTCTGAGACGGATACGCCTGGACGATATAAAACGGAGCGCCGGAGTCTCGACCGAACCGCTTACCCGTCAGCCATTTCGAATACGGGAATATCCATTCCGCGTAATACGCTCCGCGTTCCTTCACTTCCAGCCACGCCGTAATCTTTTTTCCTTGAGTCACCGCGAAGTCGAGCTCGTAGAAGATAGGAAGTTTCTTTAGCCCTTGACCGCTCCAGCCCAGCGACCTCCCAAAAGCCAAAGCCAACCGTCGTTCCCCTGGATGATCCTGAGCGTTCGCTATCG